TTCGGGAGTGAAAAGTCTACCCCCAACGGTCCAAGTTGGAAAATTAGTGTCAGCGCGCAAAAATCCTTTTAATAAGAACACGCCGGTGGCATCAGCAGATATATCTGCCGTGGCCATGGCAACACAATTTGCCGTGGCTGCAGCGGTCGCGACAGCTTTCCACATCTTTCCATCGGACTTAAAGTAGGCGCACTCTCCAACTTCCAAATCTTCTCCTGCTGTGAATGTAGCTGTAAGCCCTGCAGCAACAGTGTCAGCAGGGCTGGAATCATAATGAACATATCCACCAATAAAAGCATTGCTGGTGACAGATAAGGATCCTGCGGTTGTGGTGACTGAGGCGCCTCCATTTCCAATTGTTACATCAACTTCATCTTCAGTATCGCCAGACGCAATAATAAGACCGGGTTGAATTTCTGCGTCATGAGAGGCTACATTGAGTGTCAGCTTACCTTCCTCAGCACCATCTGTCATGTCTGGGATTGTGGCAACAATTGAAGCAAAAGTGTGAGCATTATCACCATCATCTTCGCTGACAAATGTTATGTTACCGATAACATCATTGTCGGCAACGTTGGCACCATCCTTAAGAAATTTAAGCGTACCACCAGTTGCATCGTTGTTTGTATTCTTAAGGGTAAAGACTGGGCAGTCTGTCACGCCATTGCCTTCTAAAATAAGACCTACGTTGTGTTCGTGAGTTAAAGTAATTTCTGAGTTTGTGCCAAAATGAATAACTGAGGAATCACTCAAAAGAATCAAGTCATCACCGACGACCGCATCAAGAGCAACACTTAGTCCACCATCTGTCTGCAAAGAGCCATCTGTCGTAGATGTTGCAGCGGTGGTATCGTCAACAATTACTCTTCCAGAGGTGGTAAGCTGAGCCATGGACGAGTTACCAGTAGAAGTGATAGCTCCGCAACCAAGAGTTCCAATTGTTGCAATATTTTTACTACCATCCAAGACAACAGCCTTACTGGCTGCAGCGGTACCGTTCGTAATGCCATCAAGCTTTTCTAAATCAGCCTCAACCATCGCAGCACTGCCAATGGTGAGGCTCGTTGCGCAAGTTATGGTTCCACTAACTGTTAAATTACCAGCAGAAGACAAACTCATTGTCTCGGCGGCAGCTGCGGAAGCAGCGGTCAAGAACGAAAGTTTCGTTGCGTTGTTATCAGCAGCGAAGTTACCTTCAGATACTGCCTCAATACCAGCAGCAACCAAAACAGCGTCTGTTCCGGCGCCTTCATCAGGTGCCTGGAAGAAGATTGAACCGAGCACATCGTCGGCGGCAATATCGTTATCGCCGGCCTGGAAAGTAAGACTAGGTTCTTTCCCGTCTCCTGTTCCGACATGTTTTAATATGAGACCATCGTCTGCAACGTGGCGCAATTCTATTTCTGAATCCGCTCCAAAGAAAATTGAAGCTCCATCGGTTACAATTTGAAGATCCCCACCTGACGTAAGGGCCATTTTTTCTGCGGCCGTTTCTGAGGCTCCAGTTTTAAATGAAAGTTTAGCAGCATTATTATTGGCAGCGTGAGTGTCAGTGGCTACAGCTTCGATCCCAGCGCATACAAGCACTGCGTCAGTGCCATCTGAGTCTCCACCTTTGAAGTCGATCGCTCCAATAACTTCGCCGCTGGTAATGGCATCCTCTTCAGATTTTAAAGTTAATTTAACCGGCTTATCGTCGCCTGAAGCTAGGTGTGTCAGAACAAGTCCTACATCGTGCTCATGGGACAATGTAATTTCATTATTTGCTCCCCAATGAATTGCAGCGGCATCAGAAGACAGCCTTAAATCATTGACAAAAATAGCGTTACCTTCGTCACTACCATCAAATGTCACTGCAGTAACAGATGACCCATTATCGTCTACCTTGATAACGACATCCGCGTCATTGGCTTGCGCATCGAGAGTGATGTTGCCGCTAGTCGTTACAATATTGACCGCTGCATCTCCATTGGTAATGTCATCAGCTGCAAGGGAGCTGGCGGATCCGCCAGCTGCCCAAGATGGAATACCGCTGGCCAAGGTTAAAACTTCACCATCAGAGCCTTTTGCCAACCTTTGAAGATTGTTAGAATTACGATAATATATATCCCCGTCAGCATCGGAACCTAAAGCGAAGCCTCCATTGGGTATATCTAAATCGCCTGCAATTGTAGTAAGGGAGTCGGCGCCTGCACCAATTGTTACATCAAGTTCGCCATCAGCGTCACCATCCTCAATCACCAAACCTGCAGTAGAGGTACCATCATGTTCAGCAACTGATATAGTTAACTTACCGCCTTCCTGGCCATTAGTGTGAACTTTGACCTGCGACTTGATTTCAGAGAATTTTACTTGATCTTGGTTTGCATCATCTGCGTAGAATTCGATAATACCCGCAACATCATTCGCTGCGCCGGCGCTGCCTCTGTCTTTAACAAACCTTAGTCGGGCACCGTTAGCGTCATTAGTGAAGTTTTTAATTATAACTAAAGGATCGGTTGAAGTTTCCGCTGTAAAAGTGACAGTCTCAGCGTTCATCGTAAAGGTGGTACCGGCCATCTTTAGATCGTCATCGCCATCTTCATCATATTCTATCGACCAATCATATCCGTTACCGAAATAAAGTTTTTTATCGTCTGGAATCTGCATTCCTAGAGAAGCAGTTAGTTCGCCGGTGACCGTTGTAACGTCATTTGCATCGGCACCTAAAGTAACACTACCATCGAAGGATACGGCTTGTTCAAACGTTACCGCAGCTCCAGCAAATCGAAGCTCATCGGTGCCATTTTCATCATATTCGATCGTAGCATCGCCACCAGAAGCATTTCCAAATCTTAATAAAGTATCGTCTGGAATAGTTAAGCCATGTGATGCCGTAAGATCTGATGCAAATGTTATGACACCAGTAAACGTGCTATTAGCACTGGTCGCTACTGCACCGATATCAGAAGCAACCTCAGCACCAGTTCTAAACCCAACAACGCCACTATTGGAAACCAAAAACTTATCCACATCAGAACCGGGATTGGCTATGGTCGTAATTGCCATGTCTCCACTTATTGTTGTTCTAGAAGCAGAGCCATTTCCAATAGTTACATCAATTTCGTCTTCAGCGGAACCATCAGTAATAACAAGCCCATTGTTTATTTCCCCATCATGCGAGGCGACCTGGAAAGCCAGTAATCCACCCTCTTGACCATCTGTGTGCACAGATACTTGGCTTGCGATTCGTCCAAACAAAACCTGATCCTGGTTTGCATCATCGGCATAAAACTCAATCATTCCCGCAACATCATTTGCTGCGCCAGCGGCGCCTTTATCTTTGACGAATCTCAAACGCGGACCATTGGCATGGTTTGTTGTGTTTTTAATGACAACCAATGGGTCATCCTGATTTGCAGATGTAAATGTAGCAGTATCAGTTGTCACCGTAAGGGTGGTGCCGGTCATTTTAAGATCATCGTCACCGTCTTCATCATACTCAATTGACCAATCGCCACCGGTGCCAAATTCTAAATTTACATCGTCAGAAATTCTAAGGGATGCGCCAGCATATAAAAGCGTGTCTGTTCCATCTTCATCATATTCGAATGAGGCATCTTTGCCCGTGCCAAAATAAAGTTTTTTATCATCAGCAAAAAGCAGACCAGTGGATGCAGTTATCTCGCCAGAAAAAGTATTAGTTCCAGTCCAGGTATTATCACTAGCTACACCACCCAGTGCTGTTTCGGTGTTAGCATTATCAACAAAATATAGACTTGAATCTTTAACATAGATGAGGCCACCTGGAGTCTTGGCCCCAGTATTATCAGGACTGTCTGCAACTGTAAGAGTTGAAGATGTGTGTTGCGCGAAGAAGAGCGCGCCACTGATATAGGCACTTCCTGAGACTGTAAGTCCACCAGAGCCAGTTACTTCGCCAATAAGAGCCATTTAAATTAATTCCTTTTTTTTATTCTTCAACTTCTTCAAGAACAAACTTATAAAGCTTGCCCGTGTTATTGTTTCTCAAACTTAAATAGTCAGATTCCTCAACAATTGTCCAGTTACCACGCTCATTCTTCAAGTGGAGGTCGCCAGTATAAATGTTTGCCCAACGCTTTGCAGCTGAGCCTAGATTTCTAGTATTGTCGCCGTCCGGGAGAACATCGCCTCCTGCCGGGCCTAAAATAATATCACCGTCAATAGTAAATGTAAGATCAGCAGCAGTAGCGTCATCATCAACCGTTGTGATTGTGGTTGCGCCATGGGTGGTGGTTTGAATTTGGAAATAATCGCCACTATCGGCTGAACTTTCAATTCTAAGATCAACACCACCATCCTCAACGTCAAGCTGGAGTCCATAGTTAATGTCTCCACCGCCCGCTTCGATTCTTGCACCTTGGACTAAGCTACTGCCGTTTGTTCCGCCTTGCGCGTTAATAAGCGCACCGTATACAAAGGTACCACCAGCATCGGCGGCGTGTGTAAGCGTTGGGGTGACGTGTAAACCATACATATAGTTGTTGCCATTGGTGGCCGTGGTATTATCCATGTCAATATTGAGGCCGTACATGGTGTTGTTTGACGTAGAAGCGCCAGTCTTATCAAAATCTATATTCAGACCGGTTACTGTTGCTGCGGTAGTATCTGAGAAGTTCTTGTCTAGTTTTATTCCTGAAATACCGCCATCTGACTGAACGGTGAGCGCTGTTGCGTTAATTGCTGCAGCATTGTTCTGAATTATTAGTGCAGTATTTCTTGTTCCTGTGTCTGATGAATTATCATCAACCCATAAAGCATTACCAGTTGTTAAGCCATCTGCGCCAATAGCAAGCACTCTTGCTGTTGTTACATCGTTTGCTGTTATATTGACTACGTTTGCGTCAATATTGCCGGCATTAATATCAACACATTGTTGGTCGGTGTCGTTGTTGTTCAATTGTAAGAGAGGCACGCCAGTAGCACCAGCTGAGGCATGGTTTTTAATTTCTAATGTGGCGCCAGGAGAGCCTGTGTTGTCGCCAATACTCATCCTATTGGAAGAGCCCTCAATAAAAAGCATATGAGATTCGTCAGCAGTTTCAATTCTAAAGTCGATATCAGCACCAGCTTCATTAAAAGTTACTTCGTTTTGAGTATCCTCGGTGAGATCAAGAAAATTAACACCGCCAGCTTGAAAGTTTATGTCGTCATCTGTAAAGTTGATAAACGTATCCGTATCACCTACATGAAAAATCTTGGTGGGGATAGCCAACTCGCCTGAAATTGTAGTTACAGAAGAGGCCCCATTGGCAATCGTAACATCCACTTCATCCTCTGCATCACCATCTGTAATAACGAGACCGTGATTTAGTTCTCCGTCGTGCGAAGCAACTGAAAGGTGCATCTTTCCACCTTCTTGGCCATCAGTATGCACTGCGACGCGCGTCCTAATGCGACCAAACAATACCTGATCTTGGTTTGCATCATCCCCATAGAATTCAATTATTCCTACGTTATCATCGGCGGCGCCTGCGGCGCCCCTATCTTTAACGAAACGCAAGGTAGCGCTGTTTGCGTCATTGGTAGTATTTTTAATTTGAAAAAGTGGCTTTTGTGATGTACTGCTTTCAAAGCTTAAATTTTGACCGGTCATGACAAGATCGTCATCACCATCCTCATCATACTCGATACTCCAATCATTGTCCGAACCAAACCTCAACAACGTGTCATCGGGAATCAATAGTCCGTTTGACGCAGTAACATCAGAGCTAAAAGTAACTCGGTTACCATTAAAATTTGAAAGCCCATTATTATGCTGAACGTGGTCAGTGATTTGCATACCATTAGATGCGCTTAAGTTGCCAAAGATTCTTACACTACCAGTGAACTCATGAATATCACCTGCGCTATCGCCAAATTTTGAATCACCAGAAGCGCTTAATGCTGTGATATTTTGAACTTGATATGCTGTCGCATAAATTGTTCCTGTAACAGAAACATCTCCATTAACATGAAGCGTGGCATTCGGAATCGTTGCTCCGTCCATATCCGGCCAATCGACTCCAATTGCAACTCTATTTGAACCGGTATCATAAATAAAACCAGCTTGTCCGTCAATACCAGTGGAAGTCTTATACTGAACAGCTCCTTCAGGCCCGCCGGCTCCGGAGAGTACGTTTCCGCAATTTATGTAAGCCCATCCAAATTCTGCCATTTACTTGCTCCCACTAAAAAGTATCAAATAGTATTCACACCTAAATAACAGGTCACATTGTTGCTGCCGGCCCAGGTGCTACATTGGACAGCAATTCTTTCGATCCCCTCAATCGGAACTATGGTATATGCATCAATATTGTTGGCCATTGTAATTTCAACCACAGCATTACTACCATCTGCAACATCTACAATCTGTATCAATCCCCACTGTTGGGCGAATGCGTGATATCCCCAAATTCGAAACTTGCAAGTACCTGCATTATTATTCATAAATACGGTATGTAAAGTTTTTTGCAAGCCAACATTTTTAAAGCCGTCTGTTGCCGCCGAAGGTGCGCTGGTGGTATCAGTAAAAGTATAGGCGACTGTTCCAGGCGATGCTGGCCCCGCAATATTTATAATGTGTCTTGTTCTTCCGCCACTTGAAATGCCGGGATAATTTTGAGGCATGCTTTTTCTCCTTAAATCTTATATAATTAGTTGTGAATTCGTTTATTACGCTCACGTCTTTTTTTTAATTTGATTTCTTCGCGTTCGCGCGCTCGGCGGGCTCGCTTGCTTTTCAACTTTCTTTTAACTGACGGTTTTTCATACCTTTGCCTTTCACGATACAACTCAATTATTTTTTCTTTTTTAACTTTCTTGATAAACCTTCTTATCAAACGATCTGATCGTTCTCTTGGCCTTGCTTTTACAATTATATTTCCTGTTTTTTTCATATTATTTGCCCATTAGCGCTTTCCATTTTCCGCCACTTAAGTTTAGAATTCCATCAATAGGTACGCCAGCATCACTTGGGTCGACATTTGCAAGAGGGCTTGAGCCTGCGGGTGTTGGTACGCCCGGGCTTCCGCCGCCCCTTAGCGGCTCTGTGTTTTCAAAAACATTTACGCCATTGTAAGAATCTTTGCCAATCGCATCCAATAATTGTTTTCTCGATTCAGCTAACTGATTTCGAAATCTTTGTTCGCCTTGTTGTTGCGTTTGCCCCCTTGATGGTTGGGGGGCTCGTTGTTCGACAATTGTGTTTGTACCGAGACCTTTAACAACTTCAGAAACAACATTAGATAAAATACCCTCTTCAAAAATTACTTCTTTAATGCATTCTTTTACCAAAGGTTTTAAAATTTGTTTTAATTCTGATTTTTTCATTTCTTAGCCTTTAATAAGTTCTTTCCAGCGCGCGTATGCTTTTTCCTCTGCAACTTTCTGCTGTTTTCCGTAAGGTTTATTAACATCAACGTCTCCTTGGCTAAGGGCTTTAATAGTATTAGCTACAGCCGGTTTGCCTTTTGTTGCAAGCTTATCATCAATTACCGGCATATCCTTTCTTTCGGGTGCGCCGGGCATTACTGCTTCGGCACTTGCTCCGGGAACAGATGCAAGATTAGACATAAACATATCGGCCATGGCTGTAATTGCTGCTTCGCCTTGCTGGCCCGTTTTTTCCTGCATTACTTTAAGTGCCATGCCGGGTTCTTTAGCGCCGGCAACACCTTTCCAATCTGGGTGTTGATCTTGGGCCATGGCCGTTAAGGTTTTAATTATTGCGTTACGATCCTGAAATTGTTCGAACCCACCAGTGCCGGGTTTTCCTTGGGCCACTCCTAATAAACCTTTTGTAATTGTATTAAGAATCGCAACCAATTGTTTGCCGGGAAAATCGACTGCATATCCCATGATCGGCGCAGAGGGGTCGGCCATAGCCGTGGCAATCCAACGATGATGCCCGTCCATCAAATAATTGTCACTTGATACAAATGCGCCTGTCTCGCCGCCGGGGCCACCAGAACCATACATCGTTCCGTTAAGCATCCCTAAAGCAAACCATGCAGCCTTTCCCAAATTCATACTGCTTTGAGATGGCTTTAACTCACTTGCAGCCCAAGATCCGTCTTGATTAACTGGAATTACATCGTCGTTCTTTCCGCCATCCATTTCGTCATCGCCCATCTGCACCAAAGCGTCGGCCTGAGCCGGATCAACAGCGCTCAATGCTGTTGGAAACCGCGAGTCGTCCACTCCTGCGGGGCTAGCCTTCTCTTTCAACATTCTCTTGACTTCTTCTTTTAACAGCTTTTTAAGCTGCGGTTTTGTGACTTTCATTAATTTATTCCTCTAAAATCGAATTTAAAGCACGATTGATCCGATCGGCTTTAGTAAAAACTCTGTTCTCTTTTGCTTCCTTGATCATGAAAGCGTTTGGAGTTGAAGGCTCAGAAACAAAATCAAAACAAATTAATTGAAAATCATCTTCAACAATTGTTCTACCCTGAGATTCGCTAACAGACCCTAAACCCCGGGAAGAAATTCCTAATTTCACACCGTCATTTACAAGCTCTTGAAGAATTTTTCCTGACGGTGTGTTAAGCACCTTAACTTTGCCCATAACATTTGAGCCGTCCCACCAGACCTCCGTCACCATGTGAGATGCGTTTTTAAGATTGATGACTGAATCATCAGGGTGGTCTAGTTCACCTAAAGCTCTTCTTTCTTTTACAAGCTTTGTATAATTTTTCATCTCTCTTTCAAGAATTGAATGAGGATAAATGCGACCATTGCCATTTTGCACATCAGATTCTTGCAATTTACCAGATAAAATCATTCCACCGTTTGCCACATATCTTTTCTCCTCTTCGGTTAAAAGATCTTGGCAAATGCCGCCTTCGCATAATTCATAGTATTCTCGTAAAAGTTTCTTTGACATTGTATTATCCGGCGCCCATATTTTTGAGGACGTGAGCATAAATCAAGGCGAGGTCATGTTTTGCCGCGCGTTCTGATTTGCTGCCTACCGTGTGGTCACTAGCGAAGCTACTGAAGTGACTTGCGGTTCTTTTCAATTCATCAGCGCCTTTTTCTTCATATATTTCAATACCACGGTTAAGAAGTATTTTGAGATACATAGCTTTATCTGCTTTAACATCCACAGGTGCAGCACCATCCCTCATAGCGCCGACTTCTCTGCGTTCTCTAGCGTTCAATAATATATATATATTGTCGGTTTTCAACTTGTCGACGGGAAAATTTTCCAAAAATTGTTCAGCCCTTTGGTCTCGTTTAGATACGGCCTGCTGTGCAGCGCCCATCATGTCCGCGGCTGCTTTTTTGCTTTTTCCGAAACCAAAAAGCTCATTTAATCTTTCGTCGTTTAAAACATTGTTAAGCTCTTCTTTAATAATTTTTCTAAGTTGTGTTTTTGTAATTTTCATTTTGTTATTCCTTAAAGCGGGCGCTACCCGCGCGGGCTAAGAGCCCTTGCAGCAACGACGGACTGGTTGAAGGCGCCACTTATTTGTCCATAGGTTTCCCATTGTTCACTCCCATTTGAAATCCATTATCGCAGAACAAAATATTTAAGATATATGATGTTCCCGAAGATAGCCATCCGCAAATTAATAAATTTACAAGACTATATTCGAATGTAAATAGTTCTGTAAAGCCATTTATGCCCCACAAAAACACACCAACCCAAAATCCCATACACATAGGACAATGAAACAGTAGCCCAAAATTGTTTAGCCACTCTTTTGGTGGGCGGATCTTATTAAATATATCACCATAAACAAGAATTTGAGTGAGGCCATACGCGGCTAAAACAAACCATAACAATTGCAACTTATCACCTATTAACCTCTGGAGTACATATAGTTCATACCATATGGGTCTCGCATGAATCCTGGCTTAATTGAGCCCTTCTCTTCTTCTTGTGGCACTTCGCCCAACTCAGTAGTTTCTGAACGATCTGGATCAGTAACTCTGTTTTTGTCTAACTTATCGTAAGCATCAACATATTCAAAATATGGACGCTCTTCATTTATAAAATTAGAAACATTAATTAGTGTAACTTTGATGCCATCTAGTTCTTTGCTCTCTTGTAGTACGGCTTCCATTGATCCATAAATGCTACCAGCCTGTACAGAGTCGTATTTAATTATTCCTTTCTTTCTTAGAAAAGTGAACAATCTACTTTGAGCACCGTAAGCGACTTCTGACATAATGTCTTTTGGAAATGTCAAAACTTTTCCTTCTTTTACCAAAAGAACGATATCAATATCCGCATGATCGAATATCATAAGATCGCCACTTAAACTTTTTCTTGCATTAAGCTCAAGCGTAATTGTCTGATCTCTCTTTTCTTCTTTTTTTCCTATGCGAATTTTGACAGGCATTAACTTTCAATCTCCTTTACAAGATCTTGTATTTTTAAAACAGTCTCTATAAGAGATTCATCAATTTCTTTATTTCTTAAATTATTTAATTTTTCGATCACCAAGTTTGCATTTTCTAGCATTTGTTTGTCGCTGTTAATTTCTGGCATTTGCGTTGATTGCTTTAGTTTATCTTTAAGGCGGGTTACTTCTTTCTCTAAAAATAGTTTGAGTTGCACGCTGTTGTCTGTAAATGAAGAAATATAATGACTCAATAAAGCTTTTTGTTCTGAAATTAATTGATTGTCGTATTGTTGATTAAATTTGTCAACAAATGTTTTGTAAACAATGTTATCAATTGGTACCATATCATTGTTACGCACTTGGACGCGAGTGAACTTTTCAACTAAGTTTTTTTCTAAAAGAATTCTATTTCTAATTGGAAGTTCATCATCAAAAATTTGAGAAATTGTAGCTAAATTTTTGTAATTTGGAACAAAGTTTGCAAACACGCCTTTTGATACTTCAGTATTAATTCTCTTAATTAATGCAGACTGTTCTTCGAAAATTTGTTTACTATTTAGATTTCGGTTTATTAGTTTAGCCTCAAAAATTAATCTTTCATATTGAGGTTCTTCCAAATCTTCCGCGTTTAATAATTCGTTGTATAAGTTTAATTGCTTTCTCAACTGTGTACCAGACTTAAAATGCTCTTTGATAATATTGGAAATTAGAATTTTTCCTCCTTCATCTTCTTGCAAAATCTTTTTTGTCAATTCAACAATTAGTGCCTCATATAAAAATGCTGTGTTTCTTTTTTTGTTGTGTTTAGTTTTCATCACTACCTGACTCCAATACCTCTTTCGACTCTAGGTTGTGTATCAATGAACGAATATCATGATTAACTTCAAATAATCTGTTTTCTTCGTTTTGATCATCCATAGAATAATTAGATTGTTTTGACTCAAACAGTCCTCTTTCAAGTCCATAGAACGGATTTAAAATGTTAGATCTGGTTGTATTGATCTCTGGCGTGCCGCCAGCACTGCTTAAATAATTTTGTCGCCGGCGAGATCTAGACCTTATTACCGGCTTATATTTGTGACCATTAGAGCCGGGCGTCTCATGCGAGCCATCAAAAAACTTCTTTCTTGGCACATCTCGATTAGCCGGCGGGGATACTTCTGCTTCTGGTTCTGCCAAAAGCATTCCTTCGTCTTCTTCAGCAGCGGGCGCAATGTCTGCACCAATATCCTCACCTCCAAGGTCGGCGCCTCCAAGCTCATCGCCACCCAACTCATCGCCTCCGAGATCTCCACCGAGACCCTCATCACCTCCAACTCCAGCTGCAGCTGCCTCGGTGACAGCTGTCGCTGCAGCCTCAAGGGTTGCATCAAACTTTTTATCATAAAACATTTCTCTTTGATTGCGAAGGAATTCTTCATCAGAGAGGTTAAACATATGCTCTGCAATCCAACGACGGCTAAAAAATCCTTCTGTTGCGGCAGAGGCTGCATCAAATTTTGCGCGCCAGTGCTCAAGCTCTTGGAGTTCAGAAATTTTAGATGGATTACCAAGAGACAACTTGAAACTTAAGAGATCGTCCCCTCGGAACCCCAATGTATAAAGATGAATAATTCCAATTTTTTCCAATTCAGAAAGAGCAACTCTTTGCAATCTTTGAATTGTTCTAGAGAATCGAATATCTTTTTGTGCCAAAGTGGTCTTATCTTCTTCGGCGCCCTCGCCCATTGAAAGATAAGATTGGGGAATTTTAAGCGCAGCAAACAACTTATTTCTTAAATATTGAATATCCTCAATGGCAGTGGCATTTGCGCCGGCCGACATGGTTTCAATTCTAGATGACTGTCCAGCGCGAACAGGAATAAAATAATCTTCTTCAATGCTCATTGGATTGTATCGTAAATCAACTCGACCAGTATCTGGATCTACCACTTGATTGCGCTTCATTTGAGTGACGATCTTTTGCATGTACTGTTCAACATCTTGCGGTGCAATTGCGCCAACGTCAATATAAAAAACTCTTCTTTCAGAAGCACGCACAACACGATAAGCCATCATAGCATCTTCCATCAACATCAATTGTCGCCAAATTCTTCGCGCAGGCTCTAAAACAGAAGTGCCATATGGAGCATACTTATCATTTCCTAGAACACGAAAATGTGCAATCTGCCAATTTTCAAAAGTCAAACCGGCAGAGTTCCATTGGTATTGGATATAATTTGGATTATCTTTGTCTTCTCCTTCGAGTCTTTCTATTTCTTGTGGAGGAATTGGCAAAACCATCTGCACGCCATGAGTTTCGTCAATGTCTAGATACATTACGAAATCTCCATATTTGCACATGGTCCTACACCAACCAAAAAGATTGGCCTCGATGTTTAAGATATTATGAAAAAGAGTTGTTAATACGTGCTTAATTTCTTCGTTAGGGCATTTAATTCTCAACAAGGGTTGCAACTCTGAAGATGTGGTCATTTCATCAGCGTAGATGTCTAAAGCTGATGCAATCTCGGGAGTATATTCCATCTCGTCAAAATCAATATAGCGCTCACTTCTTCTTTGGTTTGCTAGTCCATTAGCAGACAACTTGTCCATTGAAGAGTAAATGCTTTTTTTGAACTGCTGGCCAGAGGCACTTTTAAATTTGCTAGAATATTTATCTAAATGCTGTCTTCTAATTCGGCGGCCAGTCTGGGTTCTGTAATTTATAATTGGTCCCGAAAATAACCTTGTCAGCCTTTTGAATAAAGCTGAATCAGGGTTCCTAGTATTTTTCTTGCTTGGTGCCATTTTTTATCCTTTGATTAACCATAAAAATTCATCATATTGCTTATGAGCTTGTTGTGCCTTTTTTTCAATAGAGGAACTGTTCTTATATTCTCTCATTCCTGGAATTGTTGTATTAAATGATTTGTTAGTGTATACCATTGATCCTAAAAACGCCTTTTGATATTCTAGATCTCTTTGATTAACTTGTAACGCGGTATCCCTAATCCAACATGCGATTGCCAAAGCCATGACTAAATCATCGTTGTAACTTCGCATTGCCTGGGGGCGCCCATTGTACCAAATAAATGTTTTCAATTCATTTGTTAAACGAGAAGAGTATATCGTAATTAGTTTATTTCTTATGAATTCTTCTAATTTTGCAATTACTAGTGGTCGTGTCTTTAATGAGTTAGTAAATCCAGGGATCGCGCTGGTCATGTACTCTGCCTGATGTTGATCAACATACTCATGTGTCGACTTTATTGAATGATAAAGATTTGGATAATCCATCTCAATTAATTTAGTTAAAACCGTATGGCCAATACTGTTATTTTCAACCACCAGCATGCATCCTCCATACTCTCTGCCAATCTGGTTTAGCATGTTTGCAAATAAATCTGGTGTGGGCTTTCCCTGGTACTCTGCTATCACTCCCATTGTTTCAAGATTTACAATATGAAAAACAGAAAAATCTTTTCCATCGCCTCTAGCCACATCTGCAACCATTAAATAAGAATTTTCTGGTTTATATTCTTCCCAAATCCAAAAGTTTCTGTCAAAGGCAGTTTTGTGTCGCGGTTCGCAATTGTTGTCTAAAATTCTTTTTATATCATCGGCATGAATTACTGTCTCGCCTGAAGTATTGAAATTGCATTCTAACTCCTGTGCAATTTGTCGGCGGGACATATTACGAGTTTCTTTTTCAAACCATTCTTGATTACGATCTGGATGTACATCCCAAGGTAAGCACGTTGGATAAAAATCGTTTGCACTTTGTTCCGATTCCATATACGTTTTATGAAACCAGTTTCCAACACCGTTCGGAGTAGACAGCGCAATACAACGGCCACCAGTTGACAGCGTGGGATACAAACCAGTCCACAACTCATCTAACCCTTCGATGTGAGCGGCCTCATCTAACACCAAAAGAGATAATGCCTCGGAACGACCAGCATCCGACGATGTTGATGATGCTTTGATTTGTGAACCGTTCGTTAGCTCAAAAGAAGTTCTATTATCAATTTCAATATCTGAAATTACAAGCCAGTCTGGTAGATTTTTCATTACATTCTTTACTTTTTTAACCAAGTTGGCAGCTGTACCAAACTTGGTTGCCATAACAAGAATGTTTTTATCTTTATGAAACAGCATCATCCAAACAATATAACCCGCAGTTATGGTAGATATACCAAGCTGACGGGCTTTTAATATAACATTAAAACGATAGTCGTTAAAATCTTTTAGTAATTGAGTCTGGAAATCGTATGTTTTAAATGGGATGCTTCCATGCATCGGGTGAGAAATTCTTGCGTAATTATTGAGAAAATAAACTGGATCTTTTCCGCAAGTAACAATTTCTTTTATTATCTGTTTTTTTGATAATTGATACGACATGCCGCTTTATTTTTCATTTTTTTTGCGAGTGTCGTTTGAGGGGCGTTTGCCGCCGTCACCTGTCCAGCCGCCTTGATCAATAAACTTTTTCCAGCCGGCGTCTACACTGTCCTCGCTCTCTCCTAGAATAGGATCAACATCACCTAGACCACCAATCTTATACCAGCGATGTGCTTGAACAAATGTTCTAACTCGCGATGTGCTTTGAACCATAACGTGAACTTCACTATCTGGATCTTTTGTAAGGCTCACAGATTCGCCAGTCACCTTTTTATATTCTTTTTGAAGGAATTTTTTGACGCTCTCGATCATAGCCTCTATATCAGATTCAAAACCATTTGAGTGAACCTCTTTTAACTTAACGTCTGACTGATAATGAATGCACAATTTGTCTGCTGAAAACTTTACGCTGAACCCATCAACAACACGGGAATCATTAATTGGGTTACCTTCCTCTCTTTTTAGCCCAGCTGTTCTAGCTTCGCCATCGTGTGTGTAGCTATCTAGGTGAGATCCGTCATACGCGTTGGCCGCTGCTTGGGAAAGTCCTCTGATAATTTCTAGTGTTGTTGGCATTATTTGTGTCCTCTCGTTTTCTTATATTTTTCATCTGGCCGCCAGCCGGATTTCCATCGATCTTCTCGGTCTTCAACATATTGCACATAACATTCATAACAACAATCAAATTTTATTAAATAAATATCGCTATTTTTATTAAGTGAATATTTGCTGCAAACCGGACAAGAGCGATTTGAATCTCTAGTAAGTAGTTTTTTGGATATGAAAATACCATCTACTTCTACCATTTCAGACATTTGCTCTGACTTGCGATGTTTTTCTGTAAATCTTTTTACTTGTTCAATATATTGCTTTTCTTTTTCTTCATTCCAATTGCCCTTTGGGTTCTGGATTGTTTCCTTGCCATACTTTTTGGCCATGGCTTTTTCAATAGCTGCAATCTTGTCTGGATCTTTCTTCATTTAGTTTACTGTCTCGCTATTGATAGCTGTATCAAAGTTTATATATCGATCAGTATGCAGCTTTTCTATAAAGTCGGAATACGTTTTAGTTCCATCAAACACAATTGTAGACACGATACAACCTCCGGTTGGCTTTCCAACACAAAAAGTAATTACCGGTTCATGAGTGTCTTCTGATCCCATAACCGAAATAAACCCCTCCATATCTTCAGTTGAAGATCCAAAAGGAATTGTCAACATTAATCTTGCACCCAAATCCACTTGCTCTTTTAAAAGACTTTGTGGAGTTCTTTCACTAGCAGGAACAGCAAATGTCATAATATCTCCTAGTCTGTCAATTCAGCTGTCGCATACATTATGCCAATAGATGTGGCAACCCCTGCAACGACACCTCCAGCAAACATCCATGCATTGCGACGATTTGGATGTTTTCCAATTAAGCCTTGAAGACGAGTGATCTCATCATCTTTAATTAAATTCATTGCATCATATCTTTCTTGCAATCCATCATATTTGATTTGAAACTTATCTAATTCAAGCTTATGCTGTGCAGACTGTAAGCTTAATTGGTAGCTTATTTCTGCTTCGCACTGCTCGTCGGCAATTTCTTTCTCTACAATTAGTTCAGAAACAGCTTCATAGTTAAAAAGCTTGCCAGCAAATGGGGCAGGCTCTCCTTCTTCAAGATCTGTAAATTGTGGATTTGCTGATGCCTCTATTGGGTAACAAAGCCCAAGAATAATCAGTATTTTTTTCATTAACACCTCAAGTTAATTATAACACTTTTTATACAATTTGTTAACCCCCGGATTTACTCCAAGGATTAGGTTTGCCTCCAGGGAAGCTGTAATCGGGTTTGTCTTTTTTGGGAGCTGATTTGGATATTAAATTTCGGATCCCAGCGATGGTATCTTGCATTTCGTTATCATCATAACTCTTAATGGCCTGTTCAATATTTTTCATCCATGGTTTTTGCATTAAGTATTTTTCTGTGTCTGAAATTTGGTCCTCTAAAGCTTTAATTCGCTTAGACAATCCTTCGGGAGAATTGTCATCAGAGGTTAATTTTTTAATTCTGCCTTTAAGCTTGTCAAGAACATCTGGGCCCATTTGTCGCAAACGGGTGGCATCGACACCGCGAGAAAGGTTTGCACCTCTTACTGGTGGTGCCTTTCTAACAGGAGGGGCGTTCTGTTCGGCCAAAAGCAAAGATGTCACACTGTTTACAATCTCCTCTAGTACAGAACAATATTCCTCTAAAATAATATTCCTTAATGTCGACTTCAACACTTTCATAATACAACCCTTATTTGCAATATGCTGGTGCGGCCATCCTATCTGGTAGTTCACACTCTACACATTCACAATTACAGTCAACCTGTTCAAGTTTCGAAATTCTATCTTGCATTACGTGATGACTCCACATCGAAAGCCCTAG